ACGCCGTGACTGCGCCGATATTTGCAGGTTTTGAGGAAACTCAGACACGGCGTCCTTTTTATTTTCGAGGAATATGAATTAGTCCGTACCCCTCGACGCGGCCCTGCGGAGATTTTCTAACCGGTCACATAATTCTGCGACTGATTCTTCAACCGTTTCACCAGTGGTAAGAAAATCGCTATAACTGCGCTTTTCCCCATTAGTCACATAGTAAGTATGTCATGAGTGAACAAAAAGTACCCCCTCGCTATCCATTAGGACAAGCGAGGGGGCCTCTTTGTGTGATTATTTGCGGGGGCGTTTACGCAGATAAAGGTAAATGGTTGCGCCGACGACAGCAAGTAATACTGCTATGACGATAATTGGTGCTGCATCGATACCGGTGGGTGCGAGCTGTTCAGTTTTCAGCGGGCCGGTTGGGGTAACCGGTTGGGTGGGTTCCGGGACAGTAAACGACGGGGTGGGTGTTGATGGTTGCGTGGGAGTCGATGTCGGGGTTTGTGTTGGGGTTGGGGTTTGTGTTGGGGTTGGGCATCCGTAGTCGCAATCATTTCCGAGAACATTACCGGGATCTGACCCGTTATCCGCATATGCCAATGCATTAAAGAAAACAGGAACGTTGTTGGCATAACCCCATCCTGAAACGGCGACAGGGACAGCAAAAATGGTTACGAAGATCGTAATAAGAATGATTTTGAGTTTCAAGACAAGATTCCTTCTGGGTTTGGCATGAGAAAGCGTCTCTACCCATTAGGTGATGACGCTCGTGAAGTTAGGGTTATCCGAGAACTCCAAAGCGGGCAGGGCCGATGTGGAGATGGTCAAAATAGGTGTAGTCGGCTAGGGCGTATTGCCCGCAACCGAGCCTGAAAGTTCGAGCATTCGAATTAGGAGTGTAAGCGACTGTCAGTTGCTCCCAGGCTGTCGAAGCGAGGGAGGGAATGAAGGGGCTGGAAATGTTAGCGCCGATCTGGGTGCCGTACTGGTCGTATTCTTTGATGAAAATGTAGCCACCGTAGTCGTAAGCTAAGCCGCCGTGGGAGGTCACTTCTGCTTGTTTGACGTGGGCAGAGAAAGTGATCGTTTCTGCGCTAGTTATCGGGATGGGGTGGCGGGCAAGCACATGAGGGTTGCTTACGTCGTCGCCTCCGAGGATGCTGAGGCTACGCGTCCCAGTGAACCCCACCAGAGGGGTGTGGGTAGCGCTGACAATCGTGGCCCCACCCGCAAGGTTCTTTTCCCAGTTGATCAAATTCGAGTCTTCAAAACCCGCATCAGGGATTGTCGTATAAGCGGGGAAAGCTTCAGAGGTGCTCATCATTGGCACACCCAGTTCGGCGGCGAGTTCACAAAACTCGGTGAACTGGGCGAGTGTTGGTGATTCGCCGGTCACCCCGTTGGTGTGTGCAACCAGGGTAACGATGACATCTTCTGCTGCTGCACGTCGGAGAAGTTGCAGCGCTCTTTGATGGTAGTAGTCGTCTTCAGCCCATGTAGCACGGCCGAAAGCTATCCCACGGTCACGAGATGCGCGAGGCATCACATAGGGGGCGCTCGAGCCGGCGAAAACGCGGTCGTAACGCAAATATGCTTCCCGGTCTAATGCGATCTCGTGCTGCCCATTCGGGTACACAAAAGAAGTAATCGTGTCCGCTGGTACACCGTAACTGTACAAATCGGTTCGGGAATCATCCCACTCAGGTACCCGATCAGCTGCGGCCATCGCTGTCATATCAGCGTTGGACTTTGACATGGACACAATCTCATGCCCCCTGTCGGTGAGGTCAACGATTTGCGCCCAGGACATTTGGCCACCGAAGCCAGCCTCGACCGAGTTGCCGTCAGAATACAGGGCAAAGTTCAGCAGACCACCATTGGCTTCAGCTACCGGTACAAAGTCGGTGTACTGGATGTCCTCACCACCATCAAGGAACACCACCACCCCGCCATGTGGACGAGATGATACCGACGCTTCCGCACGTACGCTCATTCTGAAGAAGCCGCTTTAGTGATGCCGTCGTACATGATGATCGAAGTGAGAACAGAAATGATTCCTGCTAATGCGGTGGTTGATGCTACGCCCAACCAGGTCACGTCAAGCACACCTGTTACGCCAGTGACAGTGAGAGCGGCAAGACCGGTTTGCGCAACCGTTTTGATAGCACGCTCCCCGGCGTAAGCCCAAAAGGCTTTCGTGAAAATTTTCATGGTCACTCCTAAATCAGTTATTTGGTAAAAATCAGAAGCTATGGATAGCGTTTGAGAGCGTGAGCAGGCCGTCGAATTGCGGTTTTCGAAAAATCGCCGCCAAGTGAGACACCAATTGGTCTACTTCCGCATCTTGAGACTTAACCTTCTGGATAACCTCATCGGCGCGCTGCTCAGCCTTCCGAGCCTCATTGATCTCCGCTGATTCATCCGAGCATTTCCAGCTTTTAGGACACATCATCCGTAGCCTTCTTACGAGTCCGTTTCTGAGGTTGTTCAGTCTGGACAATGATTGAGGTTCTTGCTGTTTCGAGAAATTTATTGAGTTGATTTCCAAGCTCCTGTCTTGCTTTCTCCGACTTGATGTACGCGGCTTTCCAAGCATCTCGTGAAGCGGTAAGTTCGGTCGTCTCGCGCAAGTGGGTACGCCGCGGGATGATCCTGTCCGTGAAGAGCATGACCACAAATAAAGCCACTAATGCCTTCGAACCCATATCGACAACGGTTGAGTTCGCGAGGAATGTCAAAACATCCATTCGGCATCCCTCCTGGGGGTAGAAGGGCTACCTAACAGTTGTGATTCCTCCACATATGACCGGCATCAGAAAGTTCCGGCATTCAATCGGGTCTGTAAAGCTGTTGTGGTTTCTGGCCCCCAGTCGCCGTCGACGGTCACACCAAGATAGGATTGCAAGGCGCTGCGTGTTTGTGGCCCCACGAGTCCGTCGTCCTCGATACCGAGCTTGCGCTGCAAAGCGGCATAAGTGTCTGGACCAAGAATTCCGTCATCTTTGACACCGAGAACACGCTGCAAAGCTTTCGTGGTCTTCGGCCCCCAATCGCCGTCGACATCAAGAGGAGGGTTGCGTAAAGCACCCAAAGTTATCGAGCCGACCTCACCATCAACGACAAGGCCATGATTAGCTTGAAAGTCGCGCACAACAGCATCAGTCGCCGGGCCGTGAATACCATCGACATCTAAGTTGTAGCCGAAAGCATTCAGCATGGTTTGGTAGGCGGCAACGTTCGAAGACGAACCGCCGCCGCTCGACCCGTTCGATACCAGGAAAGCGTGCGGGTCGATTTTGTTTCCCATACCTACATACACCTGCACGGAATCCGAGCAGGAGCAGTGCAAGTGGGGGCCACGAGAATTGAAACCGCTGTTACCGGAAGCACCAATAACATCACCCTCACTGACGTGTTGTCCCCCGGAGACAGAGATGTCGCTCAAATGTATGTAAGACCAGTAAAGATTGAACCCGTCAAGAGATTGGGCCACATAGTAGCCATTTCCATCACTCCACCCGGTGGCAACGATTGTTCCGGAAGAGACAGCGCGGACTTCGCTGCCATAACCGCACGACCAATCGCTGCCAGTATGCGGGTAGGATCGGCCACCCATGTTTCCAAACGGGTCAGCAGAGTCATAAGGTGCATCTGTGGGCTGGATCATGACTACTCCTTTAAAATAAGAAAGCCCCGAAATTGGGGCGGGAACAGGTAAGAAAAGTTGGTTAGCCGGCAGCAGTCGTGGGGGTCATTTGTATAGCGATCCACATCCAGTTCGTGTTAATAGCTGAACCAGCAGTGTTATACCCAGCAATTCGACAATTACTTGCTGTGATGGTCTGAACATTCATTACCGAAACACTGCTGCCCGTGTTCCCTGCAAGAACAATCGGCGCTACCGTGAATCTTCCTGCCGGGAATGTCACCAGAGTGTTAGCCCCGACCGGATTGCTACCAATCCCGGCAGCCATCGCGTACGCCGATCCGGGGCTAACGATCCGTTTCCATGCCCCGCTCACCCGTTGCCAAAAAGAACTATCCGAAAGAGTGAGAGAGAAACTCCCATCACCAGGGGTCCACGCAGCAAGCTCGGTACTGTTCCGGCAGACAACGATTCCACCCGTAGTTGCGGTGTAAGGAACTGTTGGAGTGATAACTACACCAGCTGAGTTAGTTGCTGTCGCTGTAGACGGAATAAGAACAGTTCCAAGTTCCACAGCACCTACTTCAGTTACCGTAGGTTTCACCGGTGAAGCGCCGGGAGTTCCTGTCACTACAAAAAAAACTGGCCCGTCGGTTGCATCCGATGACGGTGCCGCAGTCTCGAACTGTTTGCAGCAAACAACATCGATTCGTGAATCAGCAACCGGAGGTGCGGACAAAGTTACCGTTGTTGTTCCGTCGTTAGCGTTGAAAATAACGCCACCCGAACGCAAAGAGCACGCTTCAAAAGCGGCAACGTCAATACCCATATCTGCCCGTGCGGCCAGAAGAGTACTGTTGTTGCGGTAGAAGATTCCGGTGCGTGGAACACCAGCAGAATTCCGGGCCACCAAACCGGCGAGGTCTTTGCGCACCTCGAACTGGTCAGCAGCGAGAGAAACTGCTGGGAAACCGTCGACCAAAACCATAGGGAACTCCTTAAGATAGGAACCAAAAAAGTTGGTTACAGAGAAGGGCGGCAGAGAATAGAGCCGCCGAAAAAATAGGTGAACGCTGTGCTAGCGAAAAGTTCCAGCTTCACAACCAGCGGTGTAGCAATAGGCACAGACACGATGACCTGTTTGTAACCAGACGGCGCAAAAGATGCACCACCAGTAACCGCGACTCGTCGAGCTGGGTTAGCTTGCACTGTGGCCCGGTTCACAATCACCGCACCGGCACCCGTGGTTACTGAGTAACAGAAATAGCCGTCGCCGCCATTCAGCGACCCGCCGAAACCAATCTCGATACGACCTGTCGGAGACGTAACGTTCGTTACCGGCACAACACCCGTATAGAAACCGGTAAAGCCTGTCACTCCAGTAGTGAACTCCGCATATTGCACATCAGCTAAAGCGGTTAGAGTGTCTACAGCATCTTGAAGTGTTGCCACAGCACGAGTAATCGATGTTCCTGTAGGGGATTCGAGTTCACGCAATCGTCGTTCAGTGTCATCAGCGCGTCGCAGTAAAGGCTCCCACGCGTCACCGGGCGGGGTCGTGAATCCGCTAGCCACTTATGCCACCTGGTCCGGTGCGCATTGCACACCAATTCTTGTTCCTTGCTCATCACCGGAGAGTCCAACTATGCGGTGCCGGTATTTTCCTTCAGGAATGAAGGGGTCACCTTTTTGGAGAACAGGATCAAATTTGGACACAATCAGATCAGCAAAATCACCTACACTGAATTGCCCAACTTGTGGGCCAGCAGCATTGCCGTAAATGTCTTTGGGTCTGGCTTCGACTTTGAAACCCCACGTTTCTATTGGCCGTTTACCAATAGTTGACGCTTCAACGGCGTAACCGTTTAGAGTGTTCTGCAAATTGACTGTTGAATGTGACGTATCAAGAATTTCGTAAAGCGGATACCCTGAATCGACTAGTAGAGATGCATAAGCTCTCGCAATAAGTACCTCATCGCTCACTCGTCCGCCTGTTGCCCAGGCAAGCGAACCAATTTTCGAGCCGTCTTCATCAATCGTTAGTTCAGCTATAGAAGACTCAGCTGCCGTCACATCCCATATGTGTGTAGAGCTAGAAGAAATAAATGGTTGAGCAGTTGTGCCGGTTTGGAAAAGCCACTCAACTCCGAGGCCTCCACTGGTAAATCTGGGTTGAAAATTGATATCAGGCCCGTTCTCAACTTCTGAGAGTTGATTTAGAGCTTCACCTATGCTCTTGAACTCCAGACCGTCATAGCGTCTCTGGTTGATCCCAGCTTCATCAGCTTGAAAAACGATAGGGAGATTACCGCCCGTCCAAAGCCTCGCTTGTTGAACTAACCGTTTGGCAATGGTTCCTAAAGAAAGACTCGAAAGTATCGTTGCAAGTGCTGGGTTCGGAATAGTCTTTTTAGGATCAAAAGGATCTGTAATAGCGAAAGAAGTCGTAGCTGCTGTAAGAGCGGCAATAGGTAAAATATGGCGGTGATCGAAATACGAATGCATGCCTTTAGCAGAGAAACTTAAGGTCGCCGCACCACGACTATAAGAACGGCTCCAAACTGGTCCCGCGGCCATGATGGTAGAACCCTCAGCAACGCCAAGGAATGTTTTGCACGACTTAGCTGTATCGTGCAGATTCAGTGATTGGATATCACGGTTCCGCAAATCGACACTCACTGAGATCGATTCAGAAGTATTTAGACGGTCATCCCACGGGCCTGATAAAACATCAAGGTCACCGGATATCACGCCTGTTCGGAGGTCACCGTAGAAATACCATGTCATGGTAGTCTCCTGTCACCAGTACGCCGGTTTGGTGTATGCGGTCAAGGTTGGGGTTCCTGATGTTGAACCGATGGCAGTGAATTGAACAGTTCGTGTTGTACCGGCAGGGATTGACCACCATTCCCTGCGAGTCAAATATCTAGACACATCTGATTGCCCATCAATTGATGCGCGGCCCGTTCGAGGATTTAGCCTGATAGTTGATACAACTGGGATGGCACGCTCGAATCGAACAATTTCACCAGTTTCTATAGCCTTCAATTCAAAGCCACCAGATAGGCCGCCCTGGATATCAAAAACACTGTATGTAGCAGCTGTCCCGACGTTTACGGTAATTACACGGCCTGGGTCGCCTGGTGTACCAAAGTTGATAGGAAACTCAATGGGGAAAGCTAACCCAGTCCCAGAAGTCCCCAAACCAGTAGAAACCACAAGCTCAGGGCCATACTTCAAAGGATCAGAAGCCACAAATTGGAGTGTGTACGAATACACAGTGTCCGTGATGAGAACAATTTCTGGGGTTCCAACCATTGTTACCGACATCGTAAGAACGAACCCGTCCTCGTCGACAACAAACGAGCCAGGCAACCCGTCTGATTGCATAGCAGCGACCGCATATCGCATTGCTGTAGCTGTTACGGTCGCATCAGCAGTCAAATATCCAGTAACAGTAACTACTCGGGAAGAGCGATAAAATTTTGCAACCCCGAAACCGCCATCAGCTTGCGATCTTTCCCGAGTCTCCGTTTTCAACGGTGCCCCAGCAAACCACCCCTCAAGTTCCGATAACCCCCACCCAGAAACCGGGTCAGAAGTGAACGTTAACCCACCAACGGTCAAAGTCATCATCCGGCCATACCAGCCTTCAACCTTTGGAACATCAACGCAGAAACAACCGTCGGGTCAACAACACCAGACACGTTCATGTTGATATTGCGAGGTTCAGAACGAGAAGCAGGCCCAGCAGACCCAGCAGAACTGTTTGGGTAACCAGCGACCGCGCCAGGCCAATACGTCGGAATTCGCCCCTGGCTGATTTCCTTTATTTGGGACCGGTAAATACCCGACCACGGGTTTGGAACTACTTCCTCACCTGTAGATAACCGGGCCAGAATCGAATCAGACTTCTCAGTCCCCGGACCATACACAGTCCCACCGCCAGCAAAGCCAACGGTGCCACCATTGGCATATCTCAGCCCGCCGTCCCCTAATCCAAATCCAACCTTTGGGTTCGTTGCATTTACTGTTATCGTCGCGACACGTGAATTGATGTAGTCGATGAAAGAGTTGATCTGACCTGTGGCAGCTTCCACCCCAGAGAGTTGAACTTGCGTCCGGACCTGCTCAGGTGTTGCGATCAACTTATCCGCATACGCTTGAGCCTGTTCAGCTGTTTCCCCTAAAGCGACACGCGTTGCGATAATCTTCTGCCGCCCCTGATCAAGAAGCGCATTAACTTCCTCAGTGGAACCACCCATAGAAAAGGTTGCTGCGGCAAGATCATTGCTTGAAGATGCCGTCTCTAGTAAAGCCTCACTGGTTTTTCGCCCAGCCTCAGTAGTGCGATCGAGTGAACCTGCACCTTCAGCCATCAGTTGAGATAAGGAGTCAAAAGCTTGGTAGAAGCTGTTTGTTGCCTGTTCCACATCGAATTGTGCGGCACCAAAATTCTTAATCTCGTCAGATAAGGTTTTTACATTCCCGGTCGTATCCTGGGCAGCAGCTGACATGTCCGCTAGCGCCGAAGAATTCTTCGCTGTTGCGTCGCGCATTGCCTGTGTAGCAATGTCACCCTCGCCCATGGCCAGGTTGTAGAGGTCTTGCCCTTCGACAGTTTTGCCTTGCTCCTGCGCTATGCCAATAAGAGCGGCCTTATAGTCAGGCATTGCCTCTAAGAGCTGCCGAATAGACTCATCGCTGCCATCGGTAGCTTCTACAAGATGTTTGAATCCTTCGGCAGCTTTCGGGAAATCGTCAGCAGCAGCTTGGGCTAAAGCCACACCGAGTGCTTTGAATTTTGCCTTATTCTCATCCCACCCAGCAGACAAAGACGTCAGGCCCTGGGTGAGGTTATCGACAGCACCGTTTACCGCTTGCAACCATTGACCGTTTTGCGAGAAATCGCCAGAAAACATGTGATTCAAGGTGGGAGCAAAGCCTTGAATGTTCCCGAGGCTATCTTCAGCGAACCCGAACTGTTCGTTGAGCCGTTCAATGTTGTCGCTCTTAAACGCAGAATCTAGTTCTGCAGCCTTATCGACACTCAGACTTATATTGCGGGTAAGCGCATCCATCCCACCGCTTAGTGCAGTAACTGCGGCGAGTGCCCCACCTGCCTTACCAAGGCCTTTAGCGATACTTCCACCAGTGATATTAAGTTCCTGCATCGCCAGTTTGGTTGCTGCAATCTTCGGTATAACTGTGATGAGTCCACCACCCAGAAGACCCACACCAGCAACCAAGGCAAGAATGCGAACACCCGCACCAACAACAGGTGCAGGGAGAGCACTTATCGCATTCACCAAACCAGTTGCACCCTGAACAAGATCTCGTAGAACCTCGTTAGCGCCCGACCCTGACTTAATCAAACCTGTATCAATTGACCCGCTTAAGGCTTCAACATCGCCGCTGAGGTTGTCGATTCTTTCCCGTGCTGTGTCAGCCGCATACCCAGAATCATTAACCTTCTCATTCCACGCATCAATACCCTCAGAACCCTGCGAGTACAACACCGAAGCCGCACGAACCGCATCCGTACCAAAAATCGTTGCAAGTGCAGAGTTACGCTGCTCATCCGTCAAACCGCCAAGCTTCGTTTTCAGCTGCCCAGCAATCCCCGAGAACGACAACATTTTGCCGTTCGCATCATAAATGTTAATCCCGTACTGCTCCATAAGACTCTTCGCCTTAGTAGACGGAGCCTCCAACGACAACAACGCGGTCTTCAACGACGTACCAGCATCAGACCCGATCAGACCAGCAGACGCAAAAGCAGCCAACGTCGCCGTCGTGTCCTCAATACTGAACCCAGCCTGAGCAGCAACCAGGCCACCCTGATTCAACGCGGCAGACAAATCCTGGACAGAACCCTGAGCCTTACCAGCACCAGCCGCCAGAAGGTCAGCAATATGCGGAACATCAGAACCCGAAAGACTGAACTGCGTCATCGCCGTCGCAGCAATCGACGCCGCATCAGCCACCCCAAGACTCCCAGCAGAAGCCAAATCCAAAGACCCAGCCAACGCACCGCCCAAAACATCAGCGGTCGAAACACCAGCCTTAGCTAACTCCTCCTCAGCATGCGCCGCCTCAGTCGCAGAAAACACCGTGTCAGCACCAGCCTGCAAAGCAGCATCACGCAACGCCCCCATATTCGCAACAGACTCATGAGTCGCAGCCTGAACCCCAGACATCGCCGAATCAAACTCAGCAGCCTTCGCAACCACGATCGCCAACCCAGCCGCAGCAAGAGTCCCAACCGTAAGAAACGAATGACCCAGAGTTTGGATAGCCTGCCCCTTTTGGGCCAACTTCTCCGACTCAGAACCAATCTCACGCGTCTTAGAAGCAGCACGCTCCATATTCGCGATATACGCCGAAACCTCAGCAATCAGACCAACCTTCACGGTCCTGTCAGTCA